GCAGAAGAAAAAGACTGTTCCAAAAGTTCTTAAAGTGAAGGATGAAATACCCTCTGCTAAGTTTGATGATATTCATCCAAATTTACCGAGCATGCCTTCACTCTGTTTAATTATCGGTTCAGTTCGTAGCGGAAAAAGTAATCTACTCGTCAATTACTTCTGTAATCCCGATTTTTATAAAGATAAATTTGATGTTGTGAAATTCGTATCAACTACATTACATACAGATAATAAAGGTAAAATTTTATCAAAACATTTCGATTGTATGGATCATTATGAAGATAGTATTATTGAGAATATTAAAAAGTCTCAAGGTGAATATGAAAACAAAGAGGATAGACCAACTTATGCTCTTGTGATGGATGATGTATTAACAAAAGATTTTAAGAAAACAAATCAAGTCTCATTCTTCAGTACTAGATTCAGACATTATATTGATTTTTATATAATCGCTGTTCAGAGTTTCCGTGCTGTTTCTGGTATGATTCGCAACAACGCCACCGACGTCATAATTTGCAAACAGCAGAACCAAAAAGAGTTGGAAAAGATAGCAGAAGAGTATGCTGATTTAGTTGGTGGTCATGATAAATTTATTGAATTATATAATGAAGCACACAAAGATCGTTATTCATTTTTATATTTGAAACTCAGTGAAAATCCTGCTGAAGCGTATGTGAGACATGAAAGAAAAATATATCCAACTCGTGATTCAGAAGAAGCGGAAGAACTTGAAATTGACTAAGCGTAGCATACCCACCCATTGCCTTTGGTTTGGTTTAATTTAATTATTTTAATTTTGAATTTTAAATATTATCCATTTTATAAAATGGCTGATTTATATGGCACTAACGGAAATGCTATTGCGATGGGTAATGCTCGCATGCAAGCAGTAAGAGATTTTAATGATCGTGTAAAACAACATAATGATGATGTAGTAAATTCCATTCAAGGTTTAAGAGAACAACAAAAAACAGCAGATACAATTAATCAGATTAAAACTCAAGCGACTAACCTCTGGACAGCAAAAGATATTCCGGGTAAAGTTGCTGAATACAATAAATGGAAAGCATCTAGAAACGCAACGAATCCAGCAGAAGGTTCAGTTCGTAGAACAAGACCAAGTTTTTTTACAAAACAAGAAGCGGCACCAGCACCAGCAGCATCTACAACTGAAGCGGGTGGTGAAGCAGTATCTGAATTAGCACCAAATGCTGAAACTGTATCTGAAGTTGCTTCATCTTCTGAAGGTGCTACTGGTGCTGTTGCGAAAGGCATGACAAAAACGGGAGAAGAAGTTGCTGAAACTGCTTTTGGTAAAGCCGCCAGTAAAGTTGGTGTTCTTGGTTCAGCGGCACTTGGTGGCATGGATTTATATGAAGATATTAAATCTAAAAGCATTGTCGGAAATAACGACTGGGAAAAAGCATCTAATCTTTTACAGATTGGTGGAACTATTGGAGATTTAGCGGGAGCATTCTTTCCACCCGCAAAATTAATTGGTGGTGTTCTTGATTTAGCATCTGGTATTACAGATACTGTTGGTGAAAAATTAGATGAAGATAAAGAAGCGAAAGATTTAAAAACTCAGCAACAGCAAGAAACCGAACAGACAATTGCTGCTCCCGTCCAAGAAACTGTTGCGACTGGAAGAGTTCAATGATAATAATAACTTTTTTAATTTTATTTTTTTTATAATTTTTATAATTTGAGTATTATAAATTAAATGAGTGCTTATTGGTCTGCCGATGATTCCGCACGAGTTGGCGAGAAGAAGATATCGATACCTTCGGAGAATGGACTTTCTTATTCTCCCGGTCAGAAGGTTCAGATATTCGTAGATCCATCCACTAAATTCATGGATGGTCGTGAAACTTACCTCCAGTTTAATGTAAAGCTATCTCTACCTTCTGGTGGAACTCCAACTCGCCTTCAGTTGGATAAATGCACTTCCACACTGATTAAGAATATTCGTATCTATGATGGATCTCGTGGTCAACTATTAGAAGAGATTGCTGATTACGCAACGTATGTATCTGTCAAATATGATTATGATAAAGATAAAACAACTGAAAACATGCGTGCTTTGACTGAAGGTTGCGCCGTTCACCAACCCGATAATCGTGGTGACCAAGGCACTAGCAAGACTGCTATGGCAAACACAATCACTAATCCATTCTTTAAGAAGACTTCGGGTAATCAAGCAACTGCTTTCTCTGATAGTGATTTCTTGAATGCGAAGATTACATTACCTCTTCACACTGGTATCTTTGCTGATTCAGTTTCTATTTTCCCGGTTATGATGACAAAGGGTCTTTACATTGAAATTGATTTGAATGAAGCAGAATATGTTCTTAAGCAGTTAGATTCGGTTCTTCGGGATGTAAGAACTCCACTCAATCCATATTTCCATTCATTAAATGGATCGGATGTCCCCGATAACTGGGTAAACGGTGCTGCGTCAGATACTTTCTATGTTGATGGATTGAATAATTTATCTGGTGCTGATAGAGTTGCTCGTTTCCCATTTGTTGTTGGTGAAACTATTAATTTCTGCCTTTATAATAACAACGGGAGTGCTAGTTCATTTGATGCGACGGCAACTATTAGTGAAATTAATTTATCAGCGGCTGCTAATGATGGAGAAGGTTTAATAGAAGTTGTTCTTGATTCTTCAATTACTAATGATGGAGTTAATGTAACAAGTGGAGATTTTGTCATGTATTCAACTGCTGTTGCCGATGCCGCTTCGTATGCTGCTAGTTATACAATATCTAATGTAAATTTAATTGTTTCTCAAGTTATGTTAGATCCACAATATGAATCTGGTATGATTTCAAAGGTTCGTGAAGGCAGAGCAATTGAGTTTGATATCATGTCGGCAACTAATTATAAACACAGTATTCTTGCAACTGATAGACAGACTACATTCCAGATTTTCGCACAGAATAGCCGAGCAAAGGCACTTTTAGTTGTTCCGCAAGATTCTAGTGTTTACACCTCAGCACAGCTAATCTCTGGTTCTGGAACATATGTTATCCAAGGAACTAATTTTGAAAATGCCAGTATCGCAACTAAGACACAGTATGATAGATGCTTAGCATCTACTCGTTCGGCATACACTGGTATTTGCGATGAACTCTCTAGCATTCAATATCTCATTAATGGCAAGCGTGTTCCATCTAGAGAGATTTCTACTCGTAAGATTGCTACAAAAGAATCATTAGACGCATTCCACTTATATGAATTAGAGAAGACTCTTGATAACTCTGGTATCAAACCCAAGTCTTTCAGTGAATTCATGAATAACTTTGTCTTTGGTAGAAGTTTCTCGGCGGGCGGACAGAACGGGGTTCTTGACTTAAGGGGTAAAGATTTAGCAGTTATCCTTCGTTACCAGACGGCAACTGCTCCGACTAAACCGAAGTTATTCAACTCGTATGTATTCCATATTCGTCGGTTAGTAATTAGCGATGGATCGGTGGAGGTTATTCAGTAACTAAGCCAAACCAAAGGCAACGGGCGGGCATGCTTCGCTAAATAATTTTTTATTAATTTAATTTTTGATATTTTTATAATTATTAAATTATAAAATGAGTACAAGTCGTTACATTGAGATAAGACCTGATAACATCCCGGCTGATGGAAAGATATCTTTCAAGAACGGTTTCCCTGTGCTATCATTCACTGTATCGGCACAAGATGGAATGCTTGATCCAAGCACTCTAAGAATTGTTGGTGATTTTGCTGCTTTCAAAGATAATCTTACGAATCCAACTCGTCTAACTGATGGTGATAATGTTACAATGAATAATCGTCTTGGTATTTACAATTTAATTGAATCTCTAACTATTCGTGCGAATCGTTCCAAGATGGTATGTGAGAATATTCGTCATTACTCGAAGTTTATGAATTCTTACCTTGCTTGCACATCGTCGCTTCAAGATCAGATTGGTCACCTCCAGCAGTCATGCTTGATTTACCCGAATGCTACTACTTTCCGCAAGGCTGTGATGGAATGTCCTGATGCTGGTACTACTCAGACAAATCAGTTTAGTTTCCACGTTCCGTGTGGATTCTTACAGTCTGGACAGATGGTTGATTTACGTCCAGATGCTTTTGGTGGTATTCAGTTAGAATTTTTACTTCAACCAGATTCTAATGTTCTTTTCAACACAAATGGATCTACTGCTGGTATTGGTGATGCTCATTATGAATTATCAAACCTTAAGTTAACTTGTGAAGTAAGTGATATCCCCGCTGGAACTCCCGGTGGTGCTGAAGGAGCATATGAATACAATACTATTACTTCGCTATACACGAGTATTAATTCTACGAATGCTCAGATTCAGTATTCACTTGCTCTACAGAATGTTATATCTGCTTTTGTTACATTCATGCCCGTTTCTAATATTAATACTCTTACTCAAGATGGACAAGCAACTACTTTCCCCAGTGGTGATGGAAGCTCTCTTACGGCACTCGCTCCAATCCGCCGAGTTCAGTATCTCAAGGGTGGTTCAAAGTATCCCGCTGAGTTTGACTATGTAACAAATATTGTTGATCCGGAGAATACAACTTCAAAGGTTGTTGATCCACAGATAGTTAAGACTCTTGTTGAAGCAATTTCACCAGATTCGCAGTATTCTATGGAACGTCTATCTGTATCTCCAGTTAACATGCACCGTAACTACAATATGACTACTGGTGCTACTGCGGAGGATTCTTACTTGAATATCGCTGAAGGTGGTGGTGTCTATGGACTCGCTGTCAAGTATGGTATTGGTGAATCTGG